TTATACTGTATACACAAAAATTCTATTTGTAGTTATATAGTATGTTTCCCCTTTACTATTATGTACTTTATATTGCGAGGAACCATCCACACCTACTTTTGCCTCAATTGTAAATCCTAACCCTTCATCTACAGTTCCTACAACGTCTCTATCTAACCAGGAAGGTTTTGAATAAAATCGTAAGTCATTCACTTTAGAAACAACACGTTTGCCTTCCACAGATGAAGATTCTTCTTTATATCGAATGTATGAGGAATCATTATAAATCCACTGATTTCCTCCAAGATTCAACCAGTTGCCTACTTTATCCCAGACTTTATATGCTTCACCTTTTTGTAATTTACGAATAACACTATTTGTTGTGGATGGACCAGAACGAAGGTTTACATTGTATCCATCAATATACGCTACTCCCACTTCATTCATAACATCAGATACTTCATTTGGTTGCTTTGGTTTCGCTTCAACTGAAATAGAATTTCCATTATATGCTTTTAATACATCAGCACGAAACTTTGATTCTGATACACCATGACTGCGAAGATAATCAATCGGATCTTCGTGATCTGTGCCGCCAAGCTTATACGTAATGTCTTTATGCGTCCACAAGCCAATGGATGGATCAATGTTTCTATCACGCAAAATCTTAGCTAGTAGCTTCACATATCGCTCATAGGATTTTTTAAATTGAATAGGGTCGCTCGTTTCAGAGAGCTCTACATGAACAAATCGTTTATTGGCCGCTGGGCCCGCTCCCCATGCTTGATACTTAGTAGAAGCAATTTGAATTGTTTCATCCCAATCCGTGGCATAATGTACAAATGCAGAACGCCATGTTCTTGCTTCGTAGTTTCGGATATTAATAGCAGTCGCTTCAGAAGTTGCTGTAGAATGTGCTACTACACCTTCATATGCTCCATATCCATTGCGATATTCGACTTTAGGTAACCCAGGAATAATCATTTCTCGATCAGCAAAGACACTACCTGTTGAAGTAAATGCAATGATAGCTGCAGTAGAAATTGAGGCTAATAATTTAATAGATTTTTTCATTTGTCGTCACCATTCCCCATAATTTTTTGTTTAATATCTGATACATCCTTTGAAAGTGAACCAAATGCTTTTGCCTGTTCTTCGATGACTGCTTGGTTTTTTTCGATTACTTTTTGATACTGTTCTTCACGCTGCTCATTCTTTTTTTGCGTAGTAAAAAGCATCCACACAAATAACGCTGCGAATACTCCTTGTTGAATCATTGAATTGAAGATTTGTTCCTCCACTGTTCTCATCCCCTTGAGCAAAATAAATAAGCCTGCTTATGCACGCTTAACTTGTACGATTTAAATTAAAAAGTTCATTGCAATATGAACCGTACTCCCGCTCGGAACACCATTCACGAAAATCCCCCCATCAGGTTTTATTGTCACTTCACACGCTGCGGGTGTATATCCATATGCCAGCGCTGGAAAAGCAATGTGCTGTACTGGTCTAAATCCAACTGGTAATGTAGTGAATACTGCCTCATTTTGAGGATTTCGAACTGAACCAATTACACTAATGTTTTCACCACTTCTCTTGTATTTCATATCTCTGTTAGCAACATTTTCTACCCCAGTTGTAGCAAGCTTAATCCATCCTGTATCATTTTCAGCGGTTGCTATCTTTTTACCTTTCAAGGTTGCTGATCCATCAGGTCGCACTATTAACCCACTTTGAGAATCTCAGGGAGTAGCACCGAATCCCATGTACAGATATTCTTCACCGTTTTTAGCCCCTTTGAAACGTCCCATTCCGCCACGATTAACGATTACGTCTGTGTCTTTATCCATGTAGTGTAATCCACGAGCAGAAGCACCTGTAGCCTCGTCAGGCTGAGCCATCATAAGCTGAGCATTCTGGGTGAATCGTGTAAGCCCTGTGAATGAATCGTTACTCTTCTTCATGAGATTGGTATCTGTATTTACGTTTAATTTCTTATTAGTGTTATCGTAGTGAAGAACATTCAAGTTGCTATTCTGACGGTCTTCAATCCAAAACGATCCGTTTGATCCAAACGCTAATGAGATTAAATCTTTTGTGCTATCCTTAGACGTAATACGCTTCAAAGCTAAACCTACATGAAGATTCAGGTCACCTGTCATGGTGTCTCCGCTTTTCTTAACAATATCCAAAGCATTTAATTTCTTCTGCAACTCGTCTAACGTTTTCTTAATAATCTCAAACTCAGAAATGTAATTTTCGATTTTAATATTTCCTTCTTTCACATCACGTCTTAATATAATACGAATGTCTGGTGTACTCATTCGTTCTGTACTTTTTTCCATCACAAAATAAGCTGTCCAATCATCCGATGTAGAAACAGCTTGAGATGTAAACGTATATGAAAACACACCATTCTTTGCATCAACTATTTGAGCATCATCTCGAATGAATACTCCCGTATGATTTGTCGCTTCATATTTAACCACATATCCTGTTAAATCCACCTTCTCCCCTTTTTCTCTTACGTACACCGTAAGCCTCAATCCATTCTTGTCATTCTGCCGAGAACGAATAGTTTTTGTAAACACAGGATCTGCTAAATCTATCATAATTTCCTCATTTCGCATGACTACACCTCTTTCTAGCTACTCCTTTTTACATGTCTAGACGGTCTTCTCTGACGTTTTACTCTGTTCCTATGTTTTATATTTCCTTTAGGTTGTAATGGCTCTAATTCTTCGATTCTAGCATCTGTTTTGGCTACATACTCCTGAAATGCACTTGTTAATTGTGAAAGCATTCCATATAAGCCTACACCATTTTCCTCTGATTCTTTTGGAATAACTAAACCATAATGTGTAGGAATTGCATCTGTAGTAATTGTTGGCTCTCCTTCCTTACGATTCATACGCATCTCATACAGTTTTGGAATGTCGGTTTTCAAATTGTACTGTTTAATTTCCCATTCCATTACCTTTTCAAGTGCGCTGAATGCAACAGGACGGATATTAGTTTTATAGGTTTCTTTTGAAGAAACTTTGAAGTCTGAAGCAATTACTCCTTGATAATATGTCCCAAGAGCGGTTTTCACTTGGATATACCCATTGTCCCAACTCGAATTTCGTATTATTGCATTTGGGAGCATAATATCTGTATCCCCTCCAGATGCAACCCCGATACTCGCAATCCAATTGTCATTACGATAAAAGCGGAACTGATCTTTAACCTTAAATCTCATTTCACTTTGGGCATCTAGAACAATCATTTTATCAGCATCGAGCATTGCATTCCCTGTTTGCGAAAAGTATAAAGAAGCTGCATTCAAGTATCCATTGCCATCGAGTCCTTTTGTGATTCCGATTCCACCAGACTTAACGCTCGTATCTGAGAATTGGTACACCATAATAGCACCATTTGCCCCTGTGGAATCTGAATCTCCGCCTAAAATAAGAGTAGGTTGTATTTCATTTCTACTATTTTTATAATACCCTACAAACACCCTTGTCTTAGATGACTCATACAAGCGTATGAATTGCTTTGAAATATTTACATAGTTGACGCTATCTGAAGTTCGTAATGTTGCACCTGTTATTTCTCCACCTTGCACAAGATTTCCATTCAACGTACCTGCAGTAATAAAATCAGCAACAATTCTTCCGTCACTTGTAATGGCCGTTCCATATGGTCCATTCACACCTGTGGAAGAATACCCTAATCCATTCAAGTTCCATTGCCAAACCTTTTTCGCACTCTTTTCATCTTTCGTATCCATAATTAAAATACGATCTGGATAAATGCGGACATGTCCTCCGAATCCTGAATTAATAAGGCTTGTAGCATTTGCTTTTGCTGCATCCAAAATAGAGCCTGGCATATTGGATAACTCTTCTTGTACCAGATCAACTCTACCGGAAACGTCCGTAAAGGATTCTTTGAAGTTACCAATGGTTATATCCAGATACTCTTTTTTTATTGGATCATATTTATAAGCAATTACCTTCGCCTTTATATCAATACCATCTTCTTGATGCTCAACCGTAACCGTATCTGCCATATAAACACTTTGTAAATGCTTATAATCCTTATACTCTTCCGTTTGTGATAACTCCTGAAACGTAACGTTATAATTTGCTTTAGGCTGATCAACCTTTTGAATAGCAAACATATCCTTAGCTGCCTGGCGTAATAACCTATATGCTTCTTCTAACGGAACTGCATCTTCATCGTCAGCATTTTCACCAATAGCTGCTTTAATATGTTTAAACTCAACCACTTTAATTTTAGGATGAGGATACTTATTTATAAGTGGGCTATCTACATATTTTTCAGGAAGAAATAACCCATCAAAACCTTGTGGCATGATTCTAGTTATGGGACTTTTCCAATCTACATTACCTTCATACCCTAACAAATCCTTCTTATGACGAATAACTACTCCGCGATCCATACCACGATTTTGTAGCATCTTCACGTCAAAATTATCTCGTTTTAATTCGCCACCCCAACGATTAACAAATGAATTATCTTGACTAGAATCTAATAATGCCTCCACAGGATTTTTACGGACAATACGTGCACTTGCTACCTTTGGTACATCTGAATAAAACTGAAAAGGATGCTTGTATTGGCATCCTGCTGACATACGATTCATAGCTCCATTGCCATTTGTTGTTTCAGCAAAAATATCTTCAATCAGATTTTCTGTTAAATCATAAAAGATGTGATAACATTGCGCTGTAATCTCACCCATGCTGACTTTAGGAGCTGCTACTCGAAATAGTTGTTCACCATCAGGAGTTGGAACTTTAATGATGCTCATTCCCTCTATTTCCAGACCACGTGGTGCAAACAATGGATAACTAAATGAAAATAAAAATAAACCATTGAGTTCTTCCTCAACAGTTGCGTTATAAATATTTTTATCTAAAGCCCCTATACCATTGTGTGTAAAATCAGTCTCATTTGGTTTATATAAAGTAATCATTTATATCTCCACCTTGGCCTGATTTCCATAAATTGAATTGCTCCTGACCACTCTATTGTATTTTCTCCCACGCCCAATATAGGGAACTGCCCAACCATTTTATTATTCATTGATATGGTATCGGTATATGCTTCAAGTATTTCTGAGTCTATGACAACAGAACCATTCACATCTTTTATTTGAAAAGAGACATCATTGATTGTTATACGGAAAGTACCATTTCCCACAATCCAAAACTTAGGATCAGACTCAATTGTACCTGGATTATAAATTACACCTGGGCTGGTAAGCTTTAGATTTACATCCTCTGTATATTCAAAGGGATCTAGTGTGAAATCCACCTCAAATTCACCATGCTCCTCAATTTCAGTTGTGATGTCTCCCATTTCAGCATGCTTAATCTTCCGATGTACATCGTCATCTGTAAAAAAGAGTGTTTTCCCTTGTAATAACCAAGGTTTTGCTCGTCTTATGAAAGGTTTAATATTTTCCCTTTCCAACATATTAAATTTCACCTTAAAAGAGACATTTTCATATGCCCCTTTCTTTGTAAGTGAACCATGTCGTCCTGGTATTTCTATATGTTCTACCTTTTGTTTTGCGGTTGGAATCACCGGACGACCTATTAAACCTAATCCGTAACTGCTTGCTAATTCATTATCGATTCCTATATCCAACAATTAAGTCGTCCTCCCGATTCCTATTTTTGAATTACGCCCTTTTTGAGCAAGTGCATCATCTATTTTTCCGACCATGCGGTCGATATCACGATCATCCCTTACTGAAGGATTATAGATATTAATTACAGTTGGTTCAGTAGACATTGTTGCTGCAATCCCTTCACCAATCGCACCTAATGTCTTTTTATTCAACGGTAATACGCCTTCTGGTCCTGCTTCTCCTGCGCCTTGTAAGTTTCCACCATTCATTCCAAAGATAGTTGGCCGAGTAAAAATACCACCTTTTGCACGCCATTGCACATCGATACCAGATGGGAAAGTAATGTCTTTACCCAAAATATTTTTCGTACTAGTTTGCAGACTAAAGTGTGGCATTTTAGGCATTTCAGGTTTCGGAATCTTTAATTTTAAATCACTGAAAAATCCTTTAATCTTATCAATGAATCCCTTTACTTTATCTACCGCATCTTTTATCGGATCAACGATAAATCTCTTTGCCGCATCAAATTTTTCTTGCGCTGCATTTTTTACAGAATCAAATTTTTCTCTTGCTGTGTTGTACATATCATTGAACTTTTCTTTTGCAGAATGATAAGCTGAAATAACTGGGTCAATAATATATTTATATACTAAATTCCATGCCGTAAGTGTATAAGATTGGATTTTTGCCCAATTACCTAGTATCCAATTCGCTAAATCATTCAATTTTTCTTTCGTTGCATTCCATAATTCCTGAACTGGCTGAATTACATATTGCTTTACTAAATTCCACGCTGCGGAAGTATATGATTTCACGGTCTCCCACTGTGAATGTAACCAAGAAACAAGCTCGCCAATCTGTTCTTTAACCCAATTCCATGCTTCTTGAACAGGTTGAGTAATATATTGTTTAAATAAACCCCAAGCAACTTGTGCAGCAGCCTTGGCAATTTCCCATTGCGTACTAAGCCATTGAACTAATTCACCAATTTGTCTACTTACCCAATCATACGCTTCCTGAATCGGTTGTATAATATATTGAGATATTGCCGCCCAAGCAATTTGTGCACCTGCCTGTATTAATAACCATCCTGCTTCAAGAACCGTCGAAATCAGTGAAATAATTGGGTGTAAAACTGTCAGTATGGTATTCCAAGTATCTTGCCAAGCTTGAGTCAATATTCCCCACAATTCAGATGCTGTTTCTACAATACCGGTCCACAATCCACTAAAAAATTCACCTAAAGGAGACAATATACTATCTGCTAATTCAACGAATGAAGACCACGATTCTGAAAAATAATCAGTAATACCTGTCCAAATTTCCGATGCCGTATCAGAAATTCCAGTCCATAAATCAGCAAAAAATTGACCGACAGGTTCAAAGAACTCATTGACCATATTTAAAAAATCTGACCAGGCTCCAGAAAAGTAATCAACTGTGGATGACCAAGCATCTTCACAAGTTTGAACTATACTATCCCACAATTCACCAAACCAATCTTTAAATTCCGACCACTTTTCAGAAAGCCAATCCGTTATGGCACCCCAGTTTTTTATTAACATGATAATACCAGTTATCACTAAGGAAACTGCTGCAATGGTAGCTATCACAGGTAAAAATGCCAAATTCAACGCACCAAATGAAACGGCTAAAGCTGCTACAATTGGAGTTAAAATAATAAACGCCGTACTCAATGCACCCATCACAATTAAAAGTGTTTGATCAGCTTCAGACAATTTACTAAACCAATCCATTACAGCTTTAACCCCATCAACAATTGGAGGCAAAATATCTTTCGCTAATTCTGCAAATTTCTTTCCAAGTGGTTCTAACGCCGCCTGTGTTTCTCTTAATGCTTTTTGAAACTGCTGCCCCAAAGATTCTTCCTGAAGTTTCTTCATTTCATCCATACGTCCAGTTACATCCCCAAGGCCACCATTTACATCATTTAAACTTAGTACGGCTTCTGCACCCATGTCTTCCCATTTAGTACCAAATAAAGCAACACCAATCTGGTTTGCCTTTACTTTGTCATCCATCTTTTGAAGATCGCCTAACACAGCATTAAAAACATCGGCTGCGGTTCCCTTACCTTCATTAAATGATTTCCATACTTTTTGTGTCTCTTCAGATAAATCACCAAATCCTTCTGATACACCTTTCGAACCATCTTGTACACGGATACCAAATTCCTTCACCAGGTCATTGATATAGTCTAAGTTATACGAACCGCTTTTTGTTCCATTTGCTAAAATCGTAAACATTTCTTGCGCACTAAAGCCACCTTGTTTGAATAAAGGCGCATATTCAGAGAGGTTATCAAATAACTCATCTGAATAATTTAGACCTTCTTGAGCACCAGCAGCAAGTAAATCAAACGTTTCTTGTGTAGATAAACCAAATTGGCTCATCAACTGCCCTGCACCACGAGTCGCTTCGTTTAAATCAACATCATAGAGCTTTGCTAATGTTAAAACATTTTCTGATGCACCTTGCAATTCTTCATGTGGAACATTGCGCATATTTTGATAGACCTTTATAAGAGCATTGTCTACCTCTTCAAGATTTTCACCAAACCCTTTTTTCCAAGTATCAACAGCAATCTTTTGAAGATTCTCGGCACCTTGCCCAGTCAATCCTAATGAAGCTTGAATTTTTCTCTGTGATCCATCAAACTCTATTGCTGTATTTACAATCGACTTTCCCATTTCAATTAACTTTTCAGATATTCCTTGTAGGACTTCAGCAGCTTCCATTAAATTGTTCATATCAAGTTTCTTATTGATTTCCGACATACCATCCGCAGCTTGTGAACCACTTCGCCCAACACTTTGTAAGGAGTTTTCGAATTGCTTTACTGTCGTTTTTGCTTGGTTTAATTTAGCTTCAAGTTGCTGCACTTCAGTAGAGTTCTCACCATATACACGCTTTGCGGCACTTAATTGTTGTTCTAAATTGTGGACGACCCTATCCGTCATTTCCATTTGCTGACGTAGTTGTTTCTGCGCTAATTCCAACTTATCCGCTTCACTAGCGTTTGCTCCTAATTCAGCATTCTGAAGTTTAAAAGAGCTTGTTAGTTTTTTTTGTTCTGCTTCAAGTTTCTTAGAATTCTCTTGTAAATCCAGTAAAGTTCCACGTGCTTCCCTGGCTTCAATTGCTTGCTCGGAAAGACCTTCATTCACTCTTTTCATTGCGTTATCAAGGGAAGTTTCAGCACGTTCCGCATCTAGCAATTTACCGTACATTTTATTGAGCTGTTCGGCGGTTGTACTTGTGTCCTTAGACATAGCTTGATATTCAGCACGTAACATAGCTGTACGTTTCTTGGCTGCTTCCATTTGAATTTCAAGCTTCTTCTTTTCAGCAAGAAGTTTATCAGTCATCGTCGCATCTTGGCCCATTGCTGCAATATGATTTTTATATTCTTTTGCTGCATTATTCATAACCATATTGATTTGTTTCAATGTATTTGCATACTGAACCTGACCATCCATTTTGAAATTAAGGACGACGTTCCTTTCTTTACTATTCCCTGGCATTTTCTCACCTCATTTCTTATAGGAATGGTGTTTGATCTAGCGTGTAGATTTGTTTTGGTTTCTGCTCATGTAATGCATCCGGATTGTTGTATCTGAGATGCATGATGAATTGCTTTAAAAAATGTGCAGGTGTGATTTTCCAGAAGTCATCCATACTTAAACCAAGCAACGTATTACCGACATAAAAATAAAAATCCCAGTCCAATTCGGACTGAGATTCCTCGTTTTTAGTCAGTATGTTTTTTACTTTTTTTCTTGCTTCAGCTTCTCCATATCAGAATTCTGGAAAGTTTGGCCACTGAAGATTTCGTATACAACGATGAAGATGTCAGGTAAATCATTCATAGGAATGGCACCTTTAATTTCATCTAATGTACATTCCGTACCACCACTACGTACCATCGCATAAATTAATGCACGCATCAATTTCGCTTCATTTTCTCCCAGGCTAAATTGACCTTTAGCTAACATATCATTCATTTCTTTTTCAAATTCATGATAAGGTGTTCCAAATGCTTCTTCCACATAAGGAAAAGATTCAAAAGTAAAAATAACAGGGATTGAGACACCCTGTATCTTAATGCTATTTCTAGTTATATTTACATTTACTAAATCACTTAAACGTGCCATAATTACCCTCCTTATTTACCTGTTTGAGTCGTTCCACCTAGCTGCGCTAGTTGAGATTCATCACAAATTACTTGTTTTAGGAAATCTTCAGCTTTAATTTCTTTTGCCTCTGGATCACCAGTATCCAATTCAGCTTGTGTTACATCATTAAATAACAATGGATCTGCTGTAATTGTGTAAGCAATGTCATCCACAGTCATTTCATCACCTTGTGTTTTCCAAGATTCCTCTACTGGAGCAACTGTACATTTTGGGTACCAACGTAATATTTTTGTTCCATCATTTAAAGGGAATACAACCCCTACTGCGAACTTTGGATACGCCTTCGCCTTCGCTGTTTCAAAAGACACACCTTTTTTACGTGTTTTAGCAAAGATTTTATCTTTTACTTCACGATTTAGACCAGCAAGATTAAAAGCTAATCCAAACGCTGTATTTTTGACAATGTTAATAATTTTTTTGTTAGATGCCCACTTTGTAAAATTAGTAGAAGTAGTGGAAATCGTTAAATCAGAAATATTCGTTTGTCTATAAACGATATCCTCATAAGTTGGTAGTGCACTAGAAGTTTCATTTCCCTTCATCAAGCACAGATATAAATCTTCAATCCCTACGGAATATTGAATTTCTTTATTTTCAATTGTCATGTATATCATCCTCACATTCTATCTATTATTTTTTGTGCCATAATATCAGCAATTTTGTCACCTTCTGCATCAAAGGTATTCTGAACAAAGTGTTTTCCTTTCACACGACCCTTACCATTTGCTTTTTTATGACCATGTTCAACTAAATACCAATACCAAGCTTCATCTTTAAATTCCACAGATACACGATCATCTTTCACAACAACCTTTAGACTATCCCTTAAATGTGTCCGCTTGTTTTTATTGGATGCTTTGATTTTGGGTTTTAATTTACTCGCAAAATACTTCGCGGCTTCGTCTAATACATCCAGTTCGACCTTTTTATTCACTCGTAATAGCGTATTAATATCTTCTAAAGCTTCAGCAAAACCATTGTTATTTGAAGCCATTACTGGATACACCTCACATACGTTATAAACTGCGTGATAGTGTCGTCGTTCTCGTCATAACCCATTCCATCAAATTGAGAATAGGACACACCTGCTTCATTAAAAACATCCTTTAACGGCTCGTAATCTTTTTCAGTTCCATTTGTGATAACTGCAATTTGATAAAGCGGCATATCCTTTAGGACCTTATTAGAAGCTCTCTTATGCTGCTCATTCACAAATTCATACACAATGTAAGGATAGTTTGCTGTTGTGGGTGCACTATCACGATAAACTGGTATACCAGATTTCTTCATGATGTCTCGTAACTCTTGAAAGCTAATTTGCATAGGACAATGACACCTCCATCAATCGGTCTTCTTCACGTACATAAATACGCTCAATATCATAGATACGCCCACCAACTTTTACACGATAATCCTTTTGATTGTTTTCAATCTCCCGATCAATACGAACTTCAATTTTCTTTACAATTTCATTCGTATCTTTTGTTGTAAATTTATCAGTGGCTGTAACTCCAATGTTGTTATAGCGAAGTTTCCGTTCTAACGGATATCCCATAACCACTCGGTCATTTTCCGGATCAATGGTCTCTCCTAATTTAAGTAGCTCACCCATCCACTTGAGTTTATTCGTCTTTCTCTTCATCGGCATAAACCTCCTGGACAAAGAACGGTGTTAAAGCATCAAGTGCCTGTTCTAATTCTTTTTCAGAGACTCTGTAATCATAGATAAGGCCGGCGACCATAATAATTAAATACTCGGTCTGTTTACCTGTCGCATTCTTTACATACGTCTTTGCTTGAGTGATATAAAAAGAGAGCATGGTTTCATCCATACCCTCTTCCCAATGAATATGAGATTTTAATTTCTCAATTAAATCTTCCATATTAAGCACCTGGTGTAGTTTGCTCTTTCAAGACGTACTTATAAACTGGAACTTCAAATGGTGAATGAATTAGTTGCGCATCTAGTAAATTCCAAATACGGAAACCTACACGGTTTGTACGTGAGAATAACTCAACTAATTTTTGTACTTCTAACGATCCAATTACATCTTGAATATAGAACTTAGAGAAGTCACCGAAGTAGAATACTGGTGTATCTGGTGAATCAGAAATGTCAATTGCATCTTCTTCCTCAACAGGGAAGCCTAATAACGTATAACCAATTCCACCTTCCGCTTGATTAAACGGACGAAGTAATGGGAAACCGTCATCTGTTTTCATAGTTTCAATTTTTGTTAACGCTGCTGTATTTAATACCCAGCGTGCTTTTTTACGTACTTCTTTAACAGGTGTATTTTTCATTTTTACTAATGCATCATAAAGATTTTTTTCATCTGTTTTAAACTCAACAGCTCTCTTTGCTAATGCACCATCATTGATGTTATTCGCTTCATCACCATTTACCATATATTGCGTTTCTTTACGAACATAAGCTTTTTTCAGCTCGTCCATTACGATTTGTTCAATTGGCAAACCAGTACGTGCCAATAGCTTTTTCGTTACTGTAGCAAGCGCATCAAATTCCGTTGGTGATAGTTCGATTTCATCGAACTCAATATCTGTTTCTGGGATTTCATTATTTGCTCGCTCATTTTTATGACCTTGAGCTTCTGCCTTTTTAACTAAAACAGGATATTTAATATTTTCTTTTGTTTTTACCCCTGTCCCTAATCGGCGTAAGAAGTTTTCTTCCTGAGCATACGTAATAATTTCTTTACTTAAGAAATCTGGAATCGTAACAGAACCATTACCCGTAACTAAACCTAATGCACGTGCTTCCGTTTCATCAATGTTACCTACAATGTAGTGCGCAAAAGCTGAACGAGTTTCCTTTTCTTTGTTTTTAGTAGATTTATGACCTTTAGTAGAAAGGGCGGTTGCGATAGATGCTGAAATAGCTGAACGTTGTTCCTCTGAAAGTTCCGTTTTAGTATCCGGATTTTCTTTTGCTGCTGGATTTTCTTTTTTCTCTGGATCATCATCTTTCTTTTTGTCTGGATCTTCTTCTTTTTCTTCCTCTTCTAATTTCGCAATTTCATCAGCAAGAGTTTTCGCTTCTTCTGTTAGTGCTTCTACTTCAGCCTTAACTGCTGCTAATTCTTCTGAACGAACTTCACCTTTCTCTACTTTCCCTTGCAATTCTGCTAATCGAGCTTTATTTCGTGCTTGAGATGCTTTTAAGATTTCTTTTAATTTCATGTTAATTTTCCTCCAGGACTTTTTTTATTTGTTTAATAATGTTGTTTCTTTCTTCTGTATCATCTTCCACAACAGTTTTTATATCTACTTCTTCACTTCTCATTTCAATCATGGCTGTTTTTTCACCCCTGGTTTCAATGGAAGTGGCAACATAGGCTGGTGTCATATCCAAAATAGAAACTTCTAAAAGTTCCAGTTCTTCAATAGATCGTTTTTGAACACCAGATTCACCTTCTTCCCATGAATCTTTTTCGGAAACAAAACCAAATGACCAACCACGCAATTCTTTATTTCTTGCCTTCTCAATCACTTGTTCATCTGTAACCGTAGCAATGGCTCTTAAACCAATATTGTCTTCATACAATTCCAGATTTCCGTTTTCAGTAGACCCTAGTTTCCTAGTTTTATCATGGTTAAAAAGCAAGTCCACATTCTGAGCCTTATTTAACGCTTTTTCGAACGTTCTAGGAGCAATTTTCTCTTTGAAATATCCTCTGGGAGAAGGTAACATTCGACTTTCTCTATCCACAACATTTACATAACCATCAAGTATGACTTGATTCCCTCGGACCTCAATTTTCATTCTCTTCACCTCCTCCCAATGAACCATCTGCTGCCTCTTTCTTGCCGATTTCAGTTACATCATTTGAAATATAAATGGCCTGTGATTCCTTTGTATTTTGTTTAGGGAATCCAAGCATATCGGCGACATTATCAGGTGAAGTAATGGCTGTACGTACAAGGTTATAACCGATATTTGTCTTGTTGCTATAAGTAACAAAATCAAGAATATTAATCTTGAATTTGATACGTTTCCCTGAATTTTGGCCATAAAAAAGAAGACTCAAATGGTCTTCAAAATTTTTCATTATTGGTCTAACTGCTTTGTTGTGGATATACATCATTGCTTTTTCGATATCTTCTTTGATTAACTCTGTGTATGTGTCCACATTTATGCCTAAATACTTACCTAAATCTTTTTTATATACATTTAGGTATGCTAGGGTCTTTTCATCGTCTAGCGGGCTTTTAAGCGTATCAATTGAGTACCCTTTTCCAAGAGGAATCATTTTTACAGACCTAGATTCATCAATTGATTCTAATTGATCTAAAATTGCGTTGATTAACTTTGACTGCGCACCATTCTGTGGATTGATATGAGCATCTAAGTTTAGTAAGAATGCTAATAGTCCACCTTTTTTATATTTGTCAGTTAAAGTTTTCTCGGCTGACATAACACCCTCGAGTGTATCTCTTCCCAAGTCAAGAATACCTTTTCCTCTCAAGTGATCCGCACCAATATTTTTTACATGCCGAATCATAAATGGAGGGATTTCATGACCCCCAATATTGAAATGCTCTACCAAATTATCATCTAACTCGGTAAAAACATTTGAAGCTAAATGTATTTGAGCACCATTTAATATCGGGAATGTTTCCCCCTCGAGTAAATAGGTATTCGTCATTAATTTAATGAATTCCGATTGTGTAAGATAGTTGTTCGGATTCCTTAAGATTTGAAGTGCAATATCATCTTTAATTTCATTTCCAAATTCATCTTCCACAACAATATCAGCCAATACCATTTGATTACTTATGTCTTGTAACAATTCGTAAACATCGCTAGATTGCAAGATGTTTGAATCTGTAACATATACACCGCCGTAACGAATGCTTTTTCCTAAAACATCATCGAGGTAACCGCGCTTTTCAGCTTGTCTAAATAAAAAATTTGAAAACCTATCTCTTAAACCCAATTTCTCACCGCCTTTCAATTAACGAACGTTAAAAGGATCCTAAACAAGTTATTGTTCGTATAATTCACATTGCAAACGATATCCCTCTAGATGCCAAATTTGATTCTTGATACGTTCCTCGCAAATCTTTGCTCCCATGTAATAATCGTAGTTTTGTGGATCTACACAAGCTGAATGTTCTACAATGATAAAACCATTCGGAAGCTGACAAGAAACAACTGTACATTTATTAAATATGATAGAGACTTCTTTTTTTGATTTCGCAAAAATTTTATCTACTTGTTCCTGTGTTACTGTATTTTTCATTACTCAACAACCTCCCAGTCTTCCGCTAATGCATCTGAAGTACTTGGAGCCCACATTGCATGCGTTCCATCCGCACAACGTAATTGTAAGTATGGTCTCACTTTAAAAAGATCGCCTTCATTTAATCCCCATGCTTCAGCGGTTTGTTTATTACAAGGAATTCCCTCTGGATATCCTTTTTGATAAACAACAAACATGTTTTTACCATTCCAACCTCTTCGTGCAATTTTTTCACCATTTTTAACTGCTTCAATTGCTTGGCCAAAATTCATTTCTCATTCACTCCTTATCGATAAATATCACCAATCAATTCATCCATACCTTCTTCAGTTATACTATCCATAACCATCATCGTTTCTTTATGAGCACATAAAAAAGCAACAAATCCATCAATCTTCTTTTTGGACTGTCGCTTACTTGGGGCTTTCATTCCGTTAATATTTGTTACAACTACAACGTTAAGAGCACAATAAACAAACAAAGGATTATCGGTCATTATACGTTTTTCATAAATAAGTATTTCTGCATCATCCATCATTGCATTCATAACGTTAGGCCACTGACTTACTGAGATACATTCGAGGCCAAGATTCTCAAGTTTTTCAATTAACTTTTGTGACATCGCTGGGTCATAGTTTATTTGCTGCACATCATATAAATTCATGCATTCTACAATGTAATCCATAACCTGATCCTGGTTTATCATCTTTCCATCACAAAAAGTAACAAAACCACGTTCAGCCATATAAGTATATGGAACGTTATCTTCTTTTTCACGATGTTCGATATCCTCATTAGGCACAAAATACATTTGTTTAACTTTTAAAATAGACTTTCCATCTTCGGTATAACCAGTGTTAGGGAAATTCAAGCTCACACATGTTAAATCGGTTGTTTTCGATAAGTCTAAACCGATGTAGCAAGTTTCACCTGTTAAATCGCCCAGGTCTTCCACAAGAACATGTTCAACCTGTCCTTGTTCAAAGAAATTTTCAGCCCCATTTACGAATACATTCAAATGTTTAGAAAGGAACTCAGCTTTTTTATGAGCCGAACGTGACGCTGAGATGAATTCTGTTTCAAGTGCACTCATCGTTACAGATACACCGATATTTGGGTTAACCATTGCCCAAACATTACGGTCTGTCCAATCATAATTCTTGTTAGGTTCATATATCATGACAAAACTTGAATCATTATCATCACGTTTCAACACTTCTTTTGCTTCTCGATATACTCGCATACCAACCGATGAAGAACCTTTACCAGCCGTTGATATATTAAACATTATCGGCTCGGCTCGAGAAACTTGTGCTGATTTAAAGTTATCGTACTGATCCATATTTTCTTGAGCATGAAGCTCATCATTTAAAATGAAGTGTGGATTGGAACCCTCAATGGATTGAATGTTTTTACTCATTACAATGAATTGGTTCTGATAAGCTAAATCATCACGAATATAATCATATGTCACACTGGAAATTGTCCCTTTTGGACCTTTATATATGTGTGAGCATTCCATTAATACATCATGGTTCATAATTGTTGCTGCAAATGGCTTTGCTGCATATTGAGCCTGGTTAAAATCACTCGCACAGCAATAACAATCGGCACTGAGTACTCCTTCACCGTACATCGCATAACCAAGGCCACCAACACCGATTAAAGTTTTACCATTCTTTTTAGGAACCTGAATGTAAGCTTCGCGAGTAACTCGGACAATTTGCCCTTTTTCATTTTCATGAACCCATCCATATATCCAGGAGTAAGCGAATTTTTCCCAATCTTCCAGGATAAAAGGTTGTCCGGCTAAATCACCTTTCGTATGACGGACAAATGTCTCAACCCAATCTATCATTTCATTTGCTCGGTCCACATCGAACCAAATATCTTTACGCTTTTTCCATTTATAATAACGGTCTACCATCGCTTTGATAGTATCGGGATATTTTTTAGGATTCTTTCTTACTTGTTTTGCATAAATATCTGCATAGTTAACGCCACGTTCAATCATTTTGCACCACGCCATTTTGCACGATGTTTATCCAATTCACTAACTTTAGCTTTCGGTTTCTGCAACTCTTCATCTTTTCTTACAGAAGAGCCTCCAGTGATTTGTCTACCTGCTTTAGCTCTATTTGTAAGTCCCAATAAATCTAATGCTTTTGTTTTCTTATCAGACCAAGTTTCTACTTGCTGTGCTAATGGATGCTTTGAATTGTTTGTAGCACCAGCTTTATTTGTATGTTGCTGCGTTGCTGGAAACCCTTTTTCTTTCCATTCGATAAACATCGTCATATAAACCTCAAATATATCTAAATAGGATTCAATTAATGGATCTAAAGTAAGGGTGTAAATATCTGCATCACGCATGATTTTTAATATCCGATTTTTCTCAGCTTCTGTTTTATCGGCAACAATTTTTTGACGCTCTTTTTTCGTAGACATTTCACACCCCCCTTTATTTTTTTAAAAATGTTGTCTAACGATAGAAATGCCCCCTACGCTACCTATCCTCCCCAGAGGACAAATTTTAATTTTTGATAGGGGGGCTTCCAAAATAACTTGGAAAAACTTTTTTCGGTTTATCTTCATTTTCTTCGATTGTATGACAAACTGGACAAAGTAATCTGAGGTTATTCTCTTCTAATTTAAGAGTTGAATCTTCTTTGATTGGTATTACGTGGTGAACATGAGCACTTCGACCAAAGACGAACCTTCCACATCGCTGACAGCAGCCATTCTCTCTTTCATATACCTGTGACCTGTCATACTTCCATGCATCCGTACGATAGAATGGGTTGTTCTCATGGTGATAGATATTCTTCTTATCTTTCTTCTTCCTTGGTTTGTTGCGCTTATGTTCTTCACAGTAGCGTCCTTTGCTTATCTTGTAATGGCAGCCATTGAAGTCACAATATTTCATGTTACATACCCCTTTCTCAAATATTTTGATACAACATTTCCGCACAATAAAAAGCACCATCACTGATGCTTTTGGTTTATCTATTATTTACCAGGCTTATCATACATGAAGGATATGTTTTACGTCTTCCATTATCATTTTTATAGTAGTTACGACAATTTGTAATTTATCCTACTTTTTTATACATTTGTTACATGTTTTAACTACGTTCTTTTCCCTCTCCCTCTTCATCTACCAACATTTCCTCTGAACTCTCTGGAACTACTAATTTTACATATACATCTGCTCCAGGTACAATATCCGCAGTCGCTAACAGACGCTTCGGGTCTACACTACCTGCATAAATAGAATACCTTCCTCTTGGCAAATTAATGATACGAAACATGCCGTCTGTTGATGAGGGTGTTGTACTAGAAAAACTATAATTGGGCGGCGTATAAATTCTTACGATGCCATTTGTTCTTGTATTTACTACATATAGCGTCATATTTGAAATGGGTTCTTCGTTTTTTGTAAGCTGTCCATAAAAAGATCCTAAAATGTTACTAGATGAAACTGCAGGAGATAATAGCTCTTTGACCGCTTCACTGGCATGTAATAACCCATACCCATAAAATGGAATCCATTCTTTATGAACTATGTTTATATTTTTAGAGGAGCGTTGTATAACTTGAATGATTTCTTGATTTGTCGCAGATGGTTTGATCGCTCGTAACATAGCTGCAACCCCACTTACAAATGGTGCAGAAAAAGATGTTCCACTGAGTACAAAATACGCGTTTTTGTCATCCACACCAGGTAAATAGGTAGGAATTGTAGATAGAATATCTGTTCCTGGTGCTGTAATGCCAACATTTATGCCCCAATTTGAAAAAACACTTAATTGATTGGCTGAATCCGTTGCACTCACCCCTAGCACAAAATTATTTGCAGCTGGATAAAACGGGGCAGTTGTTCCATCATTTCCGACTCCGGCTACTAAGATAATATTTTGCTTCCAGGCTGCTTCAATTACCATTTGAAGCGCTTCTAAATAACCTCTAGGCTCATCCGTAAAAAAGCTCATATTAATTACATCTACCTTTTTTTCTATTGCATATACAATCCCTTTGATTACATCTATCCCTAATATCCCTTCTGCATTTTCATTACGAATTTTTATAGGAACAATATATGCTGTATTATAACTGGCACTTGCTATTCCAATTTGATTATTTGTAGTGGCAGCTGCAATTCCCGCTACGAAAGTTCCATGTCCCATTCTATCCATATAATCATTTGGATTATCTGAAGCTACATTAATTGGATCTAGAATTTTCCCAATTAAATCTGGATGATTCGGGTCAATTCCTGTATCTAAAATAGCTATTTTAGTTGTTGGTTTTTTATGCTTTACTAAACAATATGCTTCTGTAGGATTAATTCTCTGTAATCCCCATTGATTTGTTAGGTTTTTAAATTTTTGATTATAATATAAATCATTAGGTGTACATTCCCTTTTTTTTCTCTTACAACAACAATTTGAGCAGCGATACTTTTTGGAATATCCTACTGTATAAATTGTATTAAAATCAACAAATCGAACATTCGAATTTTCTGTATATATTTTTTTGAATTTTGCTTCTTCTCCTACCGGGACTTCAATTAATTCCATATGGAATCTAGAAATTTCATCTATTTTTTTCCCACCTAATTGCGTGTGGAGTGCACTTTTCGCTTGCGAATTCGTATGCTCATAAAATGTAATTAATAATTGGCCTTCTTTAATCAAGTTCTCTCACCCTCTATTGTTTGATACAATATTGTATGCAAATAGGCGGACAAGTGTCTCATTCTCTCTAAAAAATGGTTTTTCAAACCAAAACAACTAGCATATATACTCATTTGATCTTCAACTATTTTCATATACTCTTGTGAGCAGGTACTTCATACTGCATTTAATGGAAAAATACATGGACTTTTTTATCATCCATACCTCATTAAAAATGAAAAAACTTCAATTTTTTAGACACCTTTATCAAAGGGATATATAGGACTAGAAATAACAAAATCTCGTTAAGCTATTTCTAACATACACAGCCTACTCTACCCGTCTCTTCTATTCCCACTGATTAATACGCGCAAGAACAACTGTATACCAGCTTCTCCTTCGTCAAACCTCTATGCTACTACTATAAACCACTTTTGCAAGAGATATTGTACACAAAATGTTAGGTACAAAGACATTATATTTTTACGCATATTTAAACTTTACAATTCGTATTATTTCTGAATGTTTCTTTCTGATGTAGGTAGGATGATAATGCAATTCATGCGCTATTCTTTCTAACGTCATACCATCTACATATTTCATTTTTAGTATTTGATTATCCAATCCTCTAAATTTACTCATGAGGACTTTCAAATCATATATTTCATTCATTTTGTACGCAAATTCATATTCAATTGCTTCTATACGTTCTTCTACCTTCGCACCTTCTGATTCAGCCGTTAAACGGATGTCTTGTAAATCACCATGAATCCAGCGTTTTAATTCTGCTTTTGCTTTATCTAGATTATATTCTAAATAGACAATCTCCTCTTCTAACCTTTGATATTCTTTCAGCCAATTGAACAATGACGATACACCTACTCTCGTTTCTGTTATTTCTACCTCACCACATCTACACTTTTATAATTTTGTAATTCTATACACACATCGGTTTCATGTTTACTTTAGCCCTCTTTTTTTAAGGTGCTGATACAAACTGTTCCGACTACACCCTAATTGCTGACAGATTGCTTGATAAGTAAGTCCTTTTTCACGTAACATGACAGCTTGTTTACATCGTTCATCCCATCTTTTATGAGCATTTTCTTGTATTTGTTTTCTGCTTGTTGACTGCCATAATCCCATTTTTTTGAGTTGCTTCTGCAACGTGTTCACTTCACAGTTTACTTCTATAGCAATTACATACATCGGTAGTTCTCTTTGTAACATTTCTAAAATTTTCGGCATCAATTCTTCCCAATTTTTCCGTTTCGGATTTTCTCTGACTTGTCCTACACAAGGAGCTAATTTTTTTCCTAATCTATACAATTCTTCTCCAACCTTACAATTCTTCAAACAATACTTCGGAGACTGATTTGCCCGATATTCACACGTTGCGCAATGCTTGTCTTGCAAATCTAATATATACATTCGTATTTCTTTTGCATTCATGGTGTGGACTCCTCAAATTTCTCTATTTTTCATGATGACAAGGTAGGTTACAGATAAGCCCATCAAAAACACACCTTGCCTTCTCAAAACCATTATACATACTTACCATCCATTCACAGATACTTTACCCTTCTAGATATTTACGATTCAGAAAGAATTTAACCCCCGATTTCCTAGTTTTCTGTCAGTCTTTTTTCTTCAAAACATACTTTTGTTTCACTTTATACTCGTATACATGATGTACCTAGCCTGCTATATGCTTTCATGTTTTCCTTCCTGCATAAAATTCTAATTTCTGCTCATACTATCCATAAGCTGGTGAATAGCTGAATCTATTGAAAACTAAGACCTGATTTAACGAAATTCCTCTTATCAACTGGGCAGTTAGCATTTGCTAGCTGCTTTGTTATTTTTGCACATACACTTTCTCATGATTTTTTTCTGCACATTATATTTTTTGAAAGCACATCTAACGGTCACTCCTACTTAATTTCGGTCGATACCAGCATTACCAAAACAGATATTTTATTTCCATTGAATAAAATTCCAAATTCTGTATAAAATATAAATTAATTAGGGAATGGCTGTACAAACATTACATATTCCTTCTAAAAAAAGCAGTTAGCCTTTGCTAGTTGCTTTTTTATGTTGTGTATAAATAAATGCAACCTATACATACTATAAACACACTTGATTTTTCATCTTTTCTGTTCTCCCATTGGAACTCTAACGCCAGAGTTCCTTTTATACGATACAAGTGGAACGCTTGTACCAATCTATTCATAATCTATATAAAAAGCATTTTTAAGCCGTAAGGAAGCACCTTGCGCCACCTAAGACTGGTATAATTTATATCAGTCTTTTTTTATGCAACTTTACATCGTTTCTTCCAGCAGCTTCATCAATTCCTCCTCCGCTCCTTCATACAAATCTCGACCATCCGGTAATTTAAATATGTCTTTCTCTATCAATTGTTCAATGAGTATATCTTTGTTGCTCATGTTTCCTCCTAACTTATATCACACCTTTTTTCAATAACTCCCGCGCCATATATAAAAAGTGATAATAAATATAATTACCCGTGGTCATCGGATTGATAAAAACAGCAGAAAATCTATATCGTACTTCGAACGTTTTCAAACTTCCTAATAAGGATTTTGGTTCGTACTTACTCCGGTATGTTCCGTTTAGTATCTTCTGGTATCCTTCCACGTCTTCCACAATGAGAACAAATGGATGTTTCGATGCGCGGATGAGCTCATTTTCAAAACGTGTACGGTCTTTTATACTTTCCAGCAGTTCATCGATTCCATTCTTTCTCTCCACATCTGCTGTAAGGTATATGTCCCTTGTTAAACCCATTTCTAAATTCTGGAGAATCTTCTTTAATTCTGATTCTGAATATCGATAGTGAAAAGCTGGCATCAATGTCCCCTCCTATCTTTTTTAAACGGTAACCGAAAAGGTAACTGAAAAACAAATCTCGGTTACCTCCCTCATCCCTACTCCCCCAACGACTTTGACACACCTGGTAACTGTAACCGAGATTTTCACTTACTTTATATTTTTTTAATACATACTTCTTTTTTATATTAAAAACATAAAACAATATAATTCTCAGTTACTCGGTTACCAAATCGCTATATCCCTTGTGGCTCTAAGATTTAACACGGTAACCGAAACATAAATCTCGGTTACTTCTCGGTTACTCAGTTACCGCTATACAACCTTAAACGTATTTTTCTTATAAGTTTTGCATGGTTTAGATTGATCAGGAAACCCAAATCCTAGATTCATCTTATCCAAGTCCCCGACATACTTGATCAGGCTGTCATAACGGAATCTATTCTGTGAATCTTCCCATTCCTCACCTAAATACCTTCTAAATTGCTTATAAAATTGTCTATCTGCCAAATATTTATACCCGTTGTCCATACAAAACTTTTTATAGAATCCGTACACGATATATTTCGGTACTTCCTGTATGCCCCATTCGTCAAAAATAGATAGCTTGAAATCAAGAACCGGATCATTATCCTGCTTGAATACCTCCAGTTCTTGCAAGGAAACCTTTGGAATATCAAAAGTTTCAAAGTCCATGTTAATCGCTCTATATAAGACAAATTGCAACACTCGTTCATCTTTGATATATTCGTCTTTGATTTTGAAGTTCTCCGTTTTGCCGTTAAAATCAGCCTGAAATGGTACGATGACAATCCTTCTTATCGTTCCGTTTGTTTTATTCTTAAATTTTGGCATACCATTTGTTGATTGAATAACACTACATCGAAACACTGTGTTATAGATAGGTTTGTTCTTAAATTCGACTGACACCATGTCACCCGTTACAACGCTGTTAAAATTGGAAGAATCATCTATATACACATTGGCTGGTACATCATCACCTATAACCGCTGTTTTCCCTTCCAACACACTGAGTCTGAAACGCTCATCAAATTCATTTACTTTTAATGTTGCTATGTTTTTCATACCAATTAGATTCATAATCAATTCTTGGAATGTTCCCTTACCATTATTTCCTTCCCCTATAAGGAAAATAGACTTCCTTCGTGAATAATTACCATTCAACGCATCATTTAATACTTGCCATAAAAGTTTCTCAATTTCTACATCCCCACACGCTATGGATTGTATCCAGCTCACTACATCCCAATCATCTAAAACAGGATTAACAGGGTTTTCAATGTAAGGTGTGGTAATCTTGGTGGTGAACACATAATCGGCGGTAAATGATTCTAGTGTCTTGGTTTTTAAATTGAATACACCATTTTTAACTGGAATTAAATATCTTGATTCCGTTTTTTCCTTCATATCGGCTTTGTTCGTTAAATGGTAAATGACGTCCTCAGCTTTTGAATTGTTCAACTTAGGTTCTAACCATGAGATCACTCTTTTTATGAGCGTGACGTTTCGTGTATATGTTCCCTCTATTGGCTGGTACATTGCCAATCTAGTATTTTCCTCATAATCAAAAAGTATGAAGCTTATATATTCTGGCAATATTTCTGCACACCTTATAGGGCTAATGGTAGTAGGTTTTCTTCCTTTGCCTCCGTTCGCTTCCCATTCTGCTTCCATTTCGGCTAATTCCCTAAAATATCTATCTCTTAATTCTTTTTTCAGGTCAATGGTCGGTGAATCTTTAATGTATAAATGAAAACTCTCATTAGGTGTCCGCTGCTGATACGTTGCCTTTAGTCCATCTAAGGCATGTTGAATAGTACCATCCTTATAATCCTGTCTTTCCCATTTGTCATCACGATATAAGCCGCTTCCAGTAAAGATTCGATCAATCTGTTCTGGGTCTTGTGTGTAAAATGCAATCAAATTGCATAACGCTTGATCCGCTTCACTTTGACTGCCGTAATTACTCCAATTACCCGAATAAAGACCCTTGAATTTTTGACCGTTTTTTGCCTTGAATCCGATGTTCAAAACATCTTCGTCTGATAATTTAGGTGATAAATCCAACTTAGACGGCTTTATCTCCTGCGTTTTTTTACTTGCAGGAAAATAACTATCATAGATGTAACTCAAAATATCTTGCCGTTCATGTATTTCTGTTGGTGTACCATCTACATGGTCCCCAGTCATCACAATGAAACGTTCGCTATCATATATTTCAATACCCTTAGTTGAATTCTTTGATCGCTTACCTGACTTCTTAGCTTTTATAAATATGTGAAGACCTGTTCCGCTTTGGCTATATTCAGTGTAGCTATCCATCGCATTCACAATGGATTGTGCTTCTGGTTGAATTTCCCCATCTTTTATATGGTCATCCAAGTCAATGGCTGTGTAAGGGTCATCTTCTGATAATACATACCCTATGCCGTTATATTTACTGGTACTCTTGTAAGCTTTGACTGTTTCATCATAGCTTGCCCATGTAGATGGGATTGTTGAATCTGCTTTTAAACCGTTTATTTGATAGGGTACTTTGGTATATTTGAATTGTCCGTTTTCTTTATTAACCTTATATTCACCAGTTTTTTTATCAATTATCGGTTCAAGTTTCCATAATACCCACTGGGTGCGCGTGGTAAGTTCTACCGGAAACGATTGGTACTCTTTTATTGAAACGGCTTGCAAGTCCTCACCACCATTGTTGTATTTTTTGCAAAAAACTGATATACTGTAAGCAATAATATTTTAAAAATGATTTTTCAAAGATATATGAATTCGCCGTTCATATATCTTTTTTTATTGGTTTTTACCATTCTTCTTCACAACCTTATTGAATATCTCTTCTTCGTCTAATTCATGGATAATTTCTCTTAAATTACTTTCTGCACAAGAATCACCTTTAAAAGAATCCTTAGAATACATTTTTGCATTTCCTCAACTTGCAACTGTTGGTTGTTCATTGGCTGTTAACTGGGCCATGTTTTTTCTCTCCTTCATTATGTAATCTGAAAAATGATGATATTTCCTACTTCTTATTTTTATAAAACTTTATGTCATTATTAGTAGCATTCATATCGGAAGTCATATCATCCAAAAATGCATCTACTTCACTTTTCTTAAAAAGATATTTGCTACCAACTTTGTAGTATCGTAATCCATTTTTGACTAACCGCTCTTCAATGGTCGGTTTGCTAATGTTTAGATATTCGGACAACTCTTTATAAGTCATGAAGTATTTTTGTGCAGCTAATTCCTCAACTTTTTCATTAATTGCTTTTTCTAACATTGAATTAACCGTCTTTTCATCAATCTGAACATTTAACACTTTAGATCACCTCCTCTTTATTTTTTGCTCGACCTCTCTTCAATTGCGAAAATATCATCAAAGTTTAATAGCAAAGTATCGCAAATTTTTTTAGCAGTATCAGGTCTTGGTGATTGTTTTCCATTTGATATTTGAATGAATGTTGCTTCTGACATACCACTTTTACGTGCAAAAGCACGTTTAGAAAACCCTCTTTTTGCAATAATTTCATTAAATTCATTACGAGATTTTAATACAATCAACTTCTCCACCACCATTATAAATAATACACAAAACAAAATGACCAGTTCATTGGTTATTTTAATTTACATATTCATCATAACGATTAGTCAATTTGTTGTCAAGTCATTTTGATTAGTCTATTGGTTATTTTGATTGGTTATGATATCATTAGGGTAAACTAATTTGAAAAAGGAGTTTATTCTTATGGGATTAATTCATTGTAATTTGAGGGTTTTAATGGCTGAACGGGGACTCAATATTCAAAAAGTTAAAGATAAAACTACTTTATCTAGGACAACCATTTCTAACTTATACAATAATTACGGATCGGGAATTCAATTTGATACCATAAAACAATTGTGCGAATTACTAAAGTGCAAACCCGGTGACCTAATTTCTTACATTGATATAAAGCCAGAATTCAAAGTTATTACTGAAAAACCAGAAATATCAATGAATGAAGAGACTCATATTGTAGATAAAGAAGGAAACGAATATCAGTATATTTCAAAAATCGAAACAAAATTAAAACTACATTGCAAAATTTTGTATGAAGGAGAAAATCATGAATTTGACTTTCAAGTGGAAGTAAAGTACTTGATAAGCAACGAAAAACTTATCCACAGTGTATTCATAGGGACTTCTACCATTTTTGAATTTAATTTAGATTTACTTCAAGTACCTCCGTATGCGCAATCATACGTCCATGACATATTAGATGATTATATAATCGAGTGGGGAGTTGAATTCTTTTATGGTGAAGAAATAGAAGGAGTTGACAACTTATTTATCGATCACTATGATTTACTAACATAAAAAAGAGGGGAATCCGATGGCATACATCTATAAAAAGGGAAAAAAGTGGGCATTTCGTGCATATATGAGTACTGATCCCGTAACAGGAAAGGAAATAAAAAAGAGTAAATCTGGTTTTTTAACTCAAAAAGATGCGAAACTTGCAGCTGCTTTATTTGAAAGACAATTTCATAATGGGGAATATGTCGAACCATTAAAAATAACCTTCGAAACAATGTGTAAGGACTGGTTAAAGCATTATGAATCTCAAGGGGCAAAAGTAAGTAGCATAAGAGCAAGAAAGTTTGCGTTAGATCGTGTTATTGATGATTTAGGACAAATACCTATTCAAAAAATCACTAAAAAAACATACCAAGACACAATAGATAAGTTAGCAAATACTTTCAGTTTCAACTACATTTCAAGTATTCATTCATCTACCAACATGGTTTTTGTGTATGCTCAAGAAAATAAATTGATTAAAGATATACCAACTAAAGGAATTAAACTACCTAAGAAAAAGAAAACTGTCTCTGATCTTGAACAAGGTAACGAAATTCATGAAAAGTTTCTTGAAAAAGAAGAATTAGAGGAATTTCTAACGATTACTAAAAATGATGGATTAGAAGGTGACTTATTAGCTTTTACTATGCTAGCGTATACTGGTTTACGAATAGGTGAAATGATTGCTTTAAAATGGTCTGATATAGATTTTTATGAACACACACTAAGAGTTATAAAAACTTACTACAATCCATCAAACAACAAGTTAAAATATACATTACTAACACCAAAAACAGAGGGGTCCATTCGGACAATAACAATAGACCCTCTGTTAGTTGCTATGCTCAAACAACACAAACAACAACAAGATAAAATAATTATAGATAACAAACCTTTTTATAAAGACAATGATTTTATTTTTTCAACTAATGAAGGTTATCCTAAGACAATTAAGCATTTATCAATCAGAATGCAACGATTACTGAAGAAAACATCTATTCAAAAACAAGTAACACCTCATTCATTTAGACATACTCATACGTCTTTGTTAATTGAGGCAAATGTACACATAAAAGAGATACAAGAACGATTAGGACATTCAGATATTAATACAACCATGGACATATACGCACACATGACAAAGAACATAAAAAAAGAGGCTTCCAATAAGTTTGGCAACTTAATGAAAGACCTCTCTAAAAATCTTATTGACTAA